GCGCTAATGCGTCGATTCCAACGCATTACAGTTGATGAGCCAACTATCGAAGTAACTAAACAAATCCTTAAAGGTATTAAGAAATACTACGAAGGTTTTCACAAAGTTAAAATTCGTGATGATGCTATTGATGCTGCTATTAAGTTGTCAGTTAAGTATCAAACAGACAAAAAACTTCCAGACAAGGCTATTGATCTAATTGATGTAGCATGTAGTCGTTTTAATCTTAAACTTGCAGACGAACGTATCATTGGCGAACGTGAAATTCAATATGAACTTGCTAAAATGATTCAGATGCCTGAAGAAAAGATTATGGAAACTGAGTCTAGTAATCTTGCTACGCTACAGGATAACCTACAAAAAGAAGTTTATGGGCAAGATCTTGCTGTTACAGAAATTGTAGATAAGATTATGGTTGCTCAAGCTGGACTGAAAAGCGAAGGCAAGCCTATTGGATCGTTTGTATTCATGGGACCAACTGGTTGTGGTAAGACCGAAACTGCCAAGTCGCTTGCCAAGCACTTGGGTGTCAAGCTACTACGGTTTGACATGTCAGAGTACCAAGAGAAGCATAGCATCTCTAAGCTAATTGGTAGCCCTCCCGGTTATGTTGGCTTTGAAGAAAATGCAGGCTTGTTGATTACACAGATTCAAGAAAATCCAAATGCTGTTCTGTTGTTCGACGAAGTTGAAAAATCACATCCGGATGTAACAACTGTATTGTTACAAATGATGGACAATGGTTTTATTACTGGTTCAAACGGGAAACAAGCAGATTGCCGAAACATTGTGTTAATTTTGACTACTAACGCTGGCGCACAAGATGCCGAGAAGAATGTTATTGGTTTTGGTACACAAGAAAAAGACTACAGTGATAAAGACTTGAAAAAGTTCTTTACACCAGAGTTCCGTAATCGTTTAGATGGTATTATTACATTCAATAAACTTGCTAAAGAAACAATGACTAAAATTGTTGTTAAGTTCATGGATGAATTACGTGCGCAAGTTAAAGAAAAAGGCATTAAGATCAAACTAGATAAGGAAAGTACTAATTGGTTGATTACCAAAGGCTTTGATCCTAAGATGGGTGCTCGCCCGCTACAGCGTGTTATTGATAAGGAAATTAAACGACCTTTGGCAAAACTCATGCTGTTTGGAGATTTAAAAAACGGCGGGTTGCTCAGCATTACAGTACAGTTTGATAAATTAGTGTTGTTATCAACTCCTAAGGAATCAAAAACTCCGTTGTTAACTGTTAATGCACCTACGTCACTAGTTAATATAGATGCATTATAAACTTACTACGAAACTATTCCACAACCGATATCAATACAAAATAGTATCGGTATGTCCAGGTGCGGCATGGTTTCGTAGTGGTGACATGGATAAAGCATTAACCGAACTTAGTCAAGTAAAAGTATTCGAAACTCAAAAAGTTAGTGGGTGGAGAAGTTCTAATATCCGTTCTAAAGAAGATTTAGAATATGCAATTAAGTTAGCAACTGTAATTTCTACTTTATCGGATATTAGTTTACGTGTAGAAAGTCCGTGGCTTACAATTTATAGCAACAGTAGAAACGAAATTGATGCGATTGCAAATATAGATATTAATAAAATCAAATATATTTCAGAGCCGCCAGCAACTGGGATCGCTGTAGATACTGTGATCATGCCTAAAATGAACTTTGATTTTCGAGTTACTATAGGAAAAACTAATCAACCCAACCCTGCATTTATTGAGTGGGCAAGTTCCAATAAAAAATGCAAATTAACTAAAAGTTGCATTAGAGAATTAGAAAAACAACGCAGTTGGGGCGGCTCCCACTTCTATATTACGGGCAATAACAATTTATTGCTTGCTAAGATGCATTTAGGCGGTAGTATTTCTAAAATAGAACGCATCATTAAAGCATAGTTTGTTGATAAATACTCTAAACCCAATGGAATACCTTGGGTATGAAACTTGGGCTTAAAATGCGTATACGAGAATTACTAGAAAACAATAATTTCAAAGAAGACGATTTTGTCAAAGCAACTGGCGAAAAGCGTGAAATTGACTACGACCTAGTCGAAGATCTCATCCATTTCATGCATAACGATGATCATATCTATCGTAGACATGTTTATCCTGTTTTAATGAAATGTATTGATGGCATCAAAGGCAAAAAAGCTACACATAGTAAAATGTTTGCAGAAGCCATTAAAGAATGTTACAAACTTTATAAGAAAAAGTTTCCAATACGAGAATTAGATGACGAGCTAAGTGAAGATACTTGTAAGCAGGCTTGCACCAAAATGTATGAAGAAGTTAAAGAACATATATCTGCTGGAAAATACAAGGATTAAAAATGTTACTACGTGAATTATTTAGGTCTGTTAAAAAGCCTTTGTTAGAAGGCGGTAATATTTGGCCTGAATCTGAAGGTTTTGATCAGGCTATTGCCAGTCACCTAGTACACGAAACAAATCGTTATCTCAGCGGTGTCGGTGCTCATGCGTATGTAATCGGTAGTGCTGCTACTCCAACTCCCGGAAAGATCAGCGGTGACTTGGATGTAATGGTAGATGCTAGTCAGCTTGCGCAAAAGTTTGGTACTAAAGACGGCAAGACTACTCGTATTGAGTTAGAAAAATATCTACAAAGCAAAGGTTTACAAACTAAAAAAACTGGCGTAACTGTACATATCTTATTGCCTTATAAAGAAAAATTCTATCAGGTAGATATTAAAACTGTTGGTAATGCCGAGAAAGTTCACAAATTCCATCATCATGCTATTCCCCAAGGTAGCCCTTACAAAGGTGTTCATAAACAAATGATGATGAATGCATTGGCTAGCAGTCAAGGCATGTTATGGTCGCCCGATGAAGGTCTATATGCTAGAGATGCTATGGGTAAAAAAGCTGATTTTATCAGCGATGATTTAGATGCTATTGCTAAACGACTATTAGGTAAACATGCCAAGGCAGCAGATCTAGGAAGTGTAGAAAGCATCATGAACGCTATTCCCGACGAAGCTCGACGCAATAGCATATATCAACAAGCATCAAGCGGTGCAAGTTGGCAAGCTGTTAGTCCGCAACCGATTAATGAAGCTGCCGCACCTACAGTAGGTCGCAAGTATCAACATATTGAAGATCTAGTGTTTACAAATGGTAGCACAGGCGGACTACATGCTATTGAACGCCTACGTCATATGACTAGCAAAGGTGGCAGTATAGAATTAAAGTGGGACGGTAGTCCTGTTATCTACTGGGGACGTGATGAACATGGTGTGTTCCATATGTTTCCAAAGAACGCTTGGGATTATATGAAACGTGGCACTACTCATACCAAGAGCGGTGTTACAACCATGATGAATGACCCAGACGATGTTGCTATGTTTATTCTAGGTACAGGCAATCCACAGCCTGGACAAGAAGATCAAAGACGTGCATTTGCACAAGGGCTTGCTGATTTATGGCCTTACTTTGAAAGCATTAGTCCTAAAAAAGGATATATCGAAGGTGGTATACTATTCAGTCCTCTTGCACCAGCAAGATTAAATCCTAGTACAAACGAATACGATTTTCAACCTAATATCACAGCCTTCCACATTCCAGCAGGTAGTGCTCTAGGAAAACGCATTGCTAAAGCAAAAGTAATGATAGCTGCTACAGGTTTTTATACACACATTGGTGCTGACGAAACACGTTATCCAAATTCTGAAAAATTATCAACAGCAGATGTTATTGTACAAGGTACAACATATGTCGAGAATGCTCCTAAAGTAGACGAAGAAGGATTAAAGCATGCTGAAGCATTTATTAAACAACACAAAGCTGCAATTGATAGTTTTGTTGCAGGGCAACCTGGTCTAAGTAAACCCGGTGATGTATTGTATAGTTTCTTTAATCAAAATTTACGTGTCGAAGGTGTTAAAGAAAAGTTTGAACAATGGGCTACTGCAAAACTAAGCAATACTCAGGCACAAAAAGTTCTAAGTCATCCTGGCTTAGATGCTGTACTAAGTGCCGTTGAATTATTAACACACGAAAAAATGAAAGTAATCGGTGCATTAAGCACCGGTACACACGGCGGTATACGACAGACAAAACCAGAAGGGTACGTACAAGCACACCCTGGGGGTAAATTTAAAAATGATTTGCCTGGACAGTTTGTTAAAACTATTGACCAGGCTAACTGGGCTCCGAGGAAAGACTAATGTTATTACGTGAATTTCTTAATCGTACAGGAGAAGGCAAAGCCGCTGTAGTTGGCTGGGGTCGTGGTATGGGCCACAAGGGTCACATGTATCTAGCCAGTAGTGTTATTACCCAAGCTAAAGACCACGGAGCAGATCCATACTTTGTTGTTAGTCGTACTGTAGGTAAAGACGATCCAATCACTCCAGACGAAAAATTACATATCTATAAGAAAGTGTTTCCCAAACACGGACATATTTTCCATACCGCGACTGACGAAATGCCTGATTTAACTCGTGTACTATCTCAGTTAAGTAAGCATGGCTATACTGACGTTACCGTTGTTGTCGGTGCTGATCAAGTTAATGCGCTAAGTTATGTTAAAAACTATAACGGTAAACCTGACAAAGCTGGAAATGTTCCATTTAATTTTAACAGTTTGAATGTTATTGCTCGTCAAGAAACAAATG